CTGTTGTAAAATTCGTTGTATTTCGTGTTGCGTAAAGAACAAAGGGTACAATCCAAGTACTAACTGGGCTTGTAAAAAACTGTGTTAATTCCGTACCGATTGCATAGCCGTTTTCAGAGGCTAGAGCTTTCAAGGTCATAATGCGGACGTTCGGAACAACCCCCAGATTAGAATTTTTAGAAATCGTTGTAGACGTGCTAGGCAATGGGGTAATGTATCCGCTATCATAATACCCGTTATACTGATACGCCACCGTGCTGGTAACAGACGACCCGCCCGTTACAGCTTCACCAACAAAAACTGCGTTGACTTGAGATGCTGTTGAACCATTGCCAACAAACATCTTCATTTGGCTGATGTCGAACGTGTACTGGCCATTTGTAACAGCTATTGTTCCACCAAATTGATAAATTGGAACAAGAATTGATGAAAATATGCTTAAAATTCCAGATGATACAGTCAATCCAAGGAAATTTGTGTTTGATGCAGTTAAGCTACTCCAAGTTAAATTGCTTGTTGTCTGTCCAATCGTATCAATATCACCGCTGCTTCCAAATCCATTAGCAAATGAAACAATCAATGGAATAGAAACTGAAATATTTTGAGAAGTAATTGATAAAGAAGCCGATGTAGCTGGCAAAAATGTTGGGGTTCCATTGCCTGGTCCCGCTTGAACAGTCTGACGAACAACAGTGACAGGGGTTGATATTGTTTGCCAACTTGGAGCCGCAGATGACCCATTAGATGTAAGAATTTGACCTGTTGTTCCAGAAGAACCAAGGATAGAAACTGTTCCTGTTAAATTTAAAGAACCATTCAATGCAAGTGTAGCATTATCAAGAGTTGCAGTTCCCGAACCCGATCCAACACCTGTAGCAACAAATGTAATACCAACGGTGTTGGCTGATGCGCCAATAAGGGTAAAGTCTGTTGTGCCAATGGAAACAATTGTATATGCCTGACCAATGGTAAATGATCCTGCATTAACTGTTGTTACGCCAACAATTTTAACATTTCCCGTAAACGTAGGATTGGTAAAACTAATCAATGAAGCCGAATTATTATCAGCATAATAGACATTTGTGCCATTAGAAAACACATAAGCAGCGGTGCCCTGCGCTATTGTTACGCCTGTTCCCGTTGCCGTTTGAAAAGTAACTGTATAGGAACCTTGCTGTGCAGATGTTAAGTTATTCAGCACAATCCAAGCGCCGCCCATAGTTCCTGCACCAAGAGTCGTGGGGATGGTGACAATGACGTTAGATGTTAAGTTTCCAGTGGGCGAAAGCAAAAGCTGTTGCGCTGTGTACCAATACACGCCGCCCGATGCCGGAGTCGATGACGTCAGAGTTGTCGTGCCGCCTGTGCCAACTGACACTGTGAACGATGAACCCAGCGCCTGATCAAGCGTTACAAGGTTAGCATTGAGTGGAGTGTTCCAGCTTGCATCGCCGTAGGCTGGCTCAACGATGAGCTTATTCGGGGAGGTCGTGCTCATTTGTCCACCTTATTGTCAAGTTTATCGAATATCTTGTTAAGCATTGCTTCAATCCGCCCCAGATGGACAGAGAGTTCGTCCTTTCGGACGTAATTTGTTGGCAAGTCCACTTTAATAGCATGAATGCTATCAGCCATATCCTTCATGTTTTGATCGTGCTGTTTATAAAAATAGCCGATTATGCCAAAGGCAGCAACAGCGAGAACGTCCACAATGGTTTGAGTATCAAGCATCATCGTTATGCCCACGGATTTGGAAGGATTGTCGGGATATAAAATTTAGCCGCAAGCTGTTCTGCTGCGAGATTCTGAGTTGTGGCCACTTCTTGAGTGCCGAGAGCGCTCTGCACCCAGCCAATAACTTGGCTTTGTGTTAAATCAGCGTATGGCGTGTAAGTGCCAGAATTATCTAAAACAACTTCTGTATTGCCAACAATGGCATTATTATATGTGCCGTCAGTGCAGTCACATGACCAATTTACCTTCACGACAACATTCTCATACCCAGCCGCTTGTGGATATGAGGTCATGTTGTTGACTGTCCAGTTGAAGGTGAAAGCCATGTTATGCTGTCACTCCCTTGATAACTGCAAAGTTGATAATTGGGGTGTCGGATGCTACGCCGCCTGTTGTGTAGAATGTAATGTTAAATGAGCCAGCCGCGACAGTGGTGACACTCAAGACATATGTGTTTGACGCACCGCTTTTAATGTTCAAAACGATTACATCGGTTGCGGCGACAGTTGTATTTGTAACAGTGAATGATGCGGGTGTGGCCGATCCTGCCGCCGTAAACATGGTGATTGCGCCAGTAGTTTTGCTCAGTGTCACACCAGTTATGCGGGATGTACCCTGCGTAACCGCGCCGCCCGCACCCGTGGAATAACCAACACCGCCCGCCCCAGAGGACAGAACACTTGTCGTGGCAGTAAGCGAAGCAACCGTAGGCGTAGATGAATATGCCGGAGCAACACCAGTACCGCCAGACACCAATACAGAACCAGTTGCAACATCAGCCAAACGGGACAATGCGGTCGTGGTCGAAGCATAAAGCAAATCACCAACAACATAAGTGTTTTGTCCTGTTCCGCCGTTGGCAGCAACCAACGTACCAGCGACTGTTACAGCGCCTTGCGTGGCTGCTGAAGGCGTTAGGCCAGTTGTACCAAAGCTGATGGATGTAACGGCTACAGAAGTCGCCAAGCCCCATGAAGGTGCAACACCAACGCCGCCTGAGATAAGGATTGAGCCCGTAGCCACGTCTGCGAGGCGCGAGAGAGCCGTTGTGGTGGAAGCATAGAGCAAATCACCAACTGCATAGGTATTTTGTCCAGTGCCACCATTCGCCGCCACGAGCGTTCCAGCGACAGTAATAGCGCCCTGAGTTGCCGTTGAAGGTGTTAGGCCAGTTGTGCCGAAGGTAAGCGAAGTTACGGCAACCGAAGTAGCAAGACCCCAAGATGGAGCAACACCGACACCGCCAGAAATAAGGATAGAGCCAGTCGCAACATCCGCAAGACGAGATAGAGCCGTAGTCGTAGAGGCATAAAGCAGGTCTCCAATGACGTATGTGTTCTGCCCCGTTCCACCATTAGCCGCTACAAGTGTTCCAGCTAGCGTTATTGCGCCAGTTGTTGCAGATGATGGCGTTAAACCAGTTGTTCCCGCGCTAAATGACGAAACAAGCGATGTTGAAATCGTTGCCCATGTTGGCGCTGCGCCAGTGTTGCCGATTAGAACCTGGCCTGTAACACCAGCGGCGGTTGACGACAAAGCGCCTGTGGTCGAGGCATATATTGCACCCCACTGTGTCCAGTTTGATGATTGGCCTGTTCCACCTGAACCGACTGCCAATGCTGTGCCAAGCGAGAAAACGCCAGCGCTGGAGATTGTAGCTGCATCAGTTGTGCCGTTATTGACAACAAAGTGAATGGCATTGCTGGTCGTTGTGCCAATGGCAATATCGCCGGATGTAGCAGAAAGGAATACGGCATTTGCAGCATTGAATGCGCCGGAACCCGTAAAACCAGACGAGTTCATGCCGAAATCGCCGTAGTATGTTGTGGCGGTCGTATTATTATTGCCAACAATAACGTCAGATGATGCAGCAGTTCCTGAACTACTATTGTGCAAAATGATTTGCGAATAATTGTTTACGTTGGTCTGGTATGACGCATAAATTTCAATGTCGCTGTATGGCAAAGTGCCGTATGCAAATGCACCCTGCGTCAATGATCCAGTTATTGTGGTATTGGCAATAAATTTTGAAGCCGTTACCGTTCCAGACAAAGTCGGAGAAGATGAATAGCTAGGAGCAACCCCGACGCCCCCAGAAATAAGAACAGAACCAGTTGCAACGTCTGCCAATCGGGAAAGAGCTGTAGTAGATGAAGCATAAAGAACATCTCCGATTGTGTAGGATGACTGCCCTGTTCCGCCATTCGATGCAACAAGTGTTCCGGCTACTGTAACAACACCCGCCTGTGCAGATGATGGCGTAAGGCCAGTGGATCCGAAGCTAATGCTATCAACACCAGCGGTCACTGGAATCGTAGCTTGCCATGCTGGAGCGCCACCAGCGCTTGCCACGAGGACATAGTTGGTTCCTGCGGGCGGCGTTACAACACCTATAGGATTGGTGCCATTGCCGAATAAAAGTGCATACTGAGTGAATGTCGTGTCACCTGTACCGCCAACACTGACTGTGAACGGAAGATTCCCACCCAATCCAGCCGCTAAAGACGCAATCTGCCCCGTTGTAATTTGTACGGACGCGCTGGATTGAACGCCAAGCAGAGGCTCAGTGCCATTGAGTGCCGTTACCGTGGGAAGATTCGTGATGGTAGTATTTGCCATTTCTTAAACCCCAGTAAGCGGTATTTGAGCATAATTGTAAGGAAGGCCAGCAAGCCCTGTAACCATCAATGTTGTGCCCTGCAATAATCCAGATGCAGGAACCGCCGCATTAACCTGATATGTAAAGGCAATCGCTGAAGTAACTGTAACGGAATAGAACCCGTTTGCCAAATTATTTGATAGACCTTCAACGGCAATTTGATCATTTGTAGCAAGGCCATGCGGAGATGAAAACGTCACTGTTATTGTGCTTGTGCCAAAGGATGAAACAGACAATGGATTCAGCACAACATCATAAGAGACATTGTTAATTAACGGCATGATTGCGCCCTGAGCCAATCCATTGGGCTTTCCAAGCACTTGCGTTGTTACTTGCGTCACGCCATCTTCCAGCACAATCGTTGTAGTTGATGGAATTGGAATGCCAGTTGTGGGATCATAAACTGTTGGCGCGGAAATAACCACGTCATCCGTTGCCGCCGCAACATAATCCTGAATGCGGGGATTTTGAATTGGCACAGGATCGGCTGGGACAATGATTGCGCGGGCTTGATTTTGCGGAACGTCATTGCAAGGGTTACATACAAGAATGCGCTTGTTGATCAAGCCAGCCCCTGCATAGTCGAACTGCCATTGGAGGCGCACATGATTGTAGAGCATACCGCAGCGGTCGCAAATACCAAAGGCTTGCGGGTTGCGCGACGATACTGAAGCTCTACCGTGTGGCCTCATCTAAAATACCCCTGCACTTGAGGGGAGATGTATTGTTGTGCTTGTTCAATGTTTTGCATTGCAGCAATTTCATAAGATTCATCAGCCATCGGCTTAAGAATTTGCAGTTTGGCAGGATTCCAAATGGTTGCAAGCCGAACAGCCAAGGCATAAGCAAAAGCCTCAAGCCATAAAAATGGTATTTCTACAGTTTGTCCATTGGTTAAGTTACTATCCTGAATTTGCCGGACGCGATAATAGCTTAATGTCTGAGCACTTGTTCCGTCTGGAACAGGCCACAAGTACATTGTAGGGCTGGCCGAACCTGTTGAACGGCTGCTACCGATCAATCGGTCAAACCAGAACACAGTCGGAAAGCCCTGCTGCTCTTTGTTTGGATATGAGGCATATTCTGTGCGGCTCACTGGCAGGATTATGCGATCAATCGGCTGTGAAGATGTACCATTATTGATGGTAACATAAGCATCCAGCACCATAACCGTGTTATCCGGCACAACATATTGAGTTTGGCCTTGAACCAGCGTTACAGTTTGTAAATCAACAGCCCATAGATTGACACCCTGATTGCTCCAGCGAGACAACAGCATGTTTGTTGCCATACGAGCCGCTTCCATGTGCTCTTGGGCGAGTGACGTGTTTCTGATGTCGCATAGATTGTATGCGTACAAAACAAGTTCGCCAAGCGAGGGATTAAAGCTGTATGTTTGGCTGGTTGTCATGGCTTATCTCCTTAAAGAGTGCCATCAACAGCAACCAATACGCCTTCAATATTAACACCAACTGCAATGCTAGTGACGTTTGTTCCAACTTGCCACTGAATGTCCGTTTTTGGTGGATAATAAAATGGATATTCTCTTAGAACAGAGAAGTTTCCAACAAATGGAGACTGAATCACTGCAAGGGCTGCACCTGTATTATTATTTGTTGAAAATACTCGATACAAGGAATTTCCAGCCACTGTATATGCTTGACTTGTAAACACATTGGCACGGTTTAAATTGAAACTATAATTGTTTGGAACTGTATAAATTGACATTTGGCTTTTGCCAACACCAATGGCTATTTGAGCGTAAGTTACTGTTCCGGCAATATTTTTCAACGTAATCAATCCGACATTAACTGTGCCAGGAGATGTGGTGTCGGATGTGGTAATAATGCTATTGATACGCAAATAGCTATTAACAGTTGTTGCGCCCGTATAATTCCCTGCCGTAAATGTAATAGATTCGGAAAGAATGTTGTAGCTTGCATCAAGTCCATTGATAGTAATTGTTAAACCCGCATCGGATGCCGATCCGCTAGCAAGAACCATTTGCTGTGCAGTTGTTGGAAAAACATAAGCTGCATTGCTTTCCCAAACTGCAATGGGGGCAGTTGTTGGTGCAACAGCAGCCGTTAATGCTGATTGATACCCAAAAACATTGACTACGGAATGATATGTAATAAGACCGCGAGCAACTTGAAGCTCAAATGGTTCATATTTCCCATTTCGTGTAATGGAATCAACAATGATGCCAGTTTGCTGAATAGTTGCCATAATTAGCATCCCCACTTTTTAAGTGATTTGTTAATCCTGCTATCAGGATCGGCTGCGGCGGCTGCACCAGTGAGCTTGCGCTTCATACCAGTCATTCGCTCGCAAAATGATTTGTGTCGAGGGTTATCGGAATCTTTTGTGGGGGCTTTTAAATTGTGGCCTTCAGCACGAGCAGATTGCCTGCCCTTTTCATTTAAGCCACCAGTGGGAGACTTTCCCTCAGATCGTGTCCATGCTGCGGTCATTAAAGCCTCCAAATGGTAAAGAGGGGAGCCGAAGCTCCCCGCTTGATATTAGTCGATTTCTTTTTCATGGCGGCCTTTAGGCTCCATGCCGTGATGTGCAGACGAAAGCGGGTTCATGTTTGAACCAGCGCGTCCACCGGACTTGCGAGGCTTGCGGTCTGCGCGATGCTCAGACTTGTGGCCTTCAGCGTGACCAAGATGAATCTTCTTCTTCTTGGCTTTGCCGCCGCGCTTATGCTCTTCAGCCTCATGGACTACATGCGAGCCTGCGCCAGCATATACTTCCTTTGGGGCTTCGTCATGATCCATAACGCCCTCAATACCTTCGCCAGCCTTGCCGCCCTTTGCATGGGCAGCGCGGGGGTGATGGTGATGGACGCCCTTGTGAACAACGCCATGATGGCCGTGTTCTGCGTGATGATGTGCTTTATGACCCTTCATAATAGGTCTCCTTACGAGGCGAGGTTGATGCCCTGAACGTAAGTCACAGTCAATGTGCCTACGCCCGAGCCAGTATTGGTGGAGGTAACAAGAAGCTGTACATCAGTTGGGCCACCCGTTTGGAAAGTGGCGTTGCTGATATTGTCCCAGTTTGCAATCTGTGCGGTTGCAGTGCCAGGAACAATCGTGACCAACCCTTTTGTGCCGCCAGCGACAGCGCCAGCAGTTGTAAAGGCGGTCGCAGCAGATGTGCCCGCTGTTGCACCAATACCGAGAGTGGTAGAACTACCAGTCCAAGCCGTAGTGACCATCAGATACATGCCGATGATCTGGCTTTGAGCAGGAAGCGTAATTGATGTCAGACCACTGGCCTGAGTGATTGGCTCGCTCTGAGACATCACTACATAGCCAGTATTCTGCGTACCAATCGAACCACCAAGCGCGGCAAGGTTGCCTGTTCCGTCACTGGTAAGAACGTTACCAACGAAGATTGGCCCCGTGAAGGCAACTCCAGGCTGTACTGGGCTGCCATTCGGATTGGGATAAAACCCAGGCTGTGTGTCGTTTATGGTCGTAGCCATGACTTATTCCTTTTTACGAGGTTGGGAATGAGCCATAAATTGCGCGCCAGTTATAATAACCGAAGCTGTAGCGCTCATAGCCCTTGACCAGCAAGTTGTCAGTCACGAAATCAACCTGAAGGTCGGTCTCGAACTTAATGCGTTCCATATACGACAGACCGTCTATGTTGGTCAGCAAGAACCAAGCATATGCAGATGTCAAGAAGTCGTTGGTCAGATAACCATCTGGCAAGCCGCCGGCGGTGGTCAAAATGGCGTTGACATCATTATCTGCGGTGCCTGGGCGCAATTCAGTCTTGGTCAAACGAATTGCAACTGGCTCAAGAGCCGGAGGAATAATTAATTTGCGGCCACGAGACATAATTTTCAGACCAGCCTGATCGCGGAAGTTTGTACGAATGGCAACCATTGCATTTAGCAGGGTAGCTTCGTTCAAATCAACCTGAGTGGTTGGAGTGTTGGCAATCGTTCCACCATCAATCGGGTGAGCCGTGGAGCAAAGTGCTACGCCATCGCCGTTGACTGCGGTGTTGTAGGTGCTTGCGGTGTTCAGGATCGAAGCGCCGTAGATTTCCTTGGTCTGATGGAAAGATTCCATAAGGCCGAGGTTCGAGGGCGTAAACTGGGTCTTGTAAAGGTTATCGTCAATCGCCTTGCGGGTGATGGCATAACCAAGACCGATTTCGTTATGTTCCTGATTGTAGATGTAACGTTCACCAGCGCCGTTATCGAAAGCAGTCTGGCCGCCTTCGCTCTTAAGCTGGGCAAGACCGAGGTAGCGCATTTCTGCGGTACGTTCGAAAGCCATCTTAGAGTCGTGCTTAGTGAAAATTTTGTCATACTGAGAAGGAATCTGCTCGTATTTGCCTTCAACCCCACGCAAGCCTGGGAGGAGAAGGTCTTTAATTGCTGAAAGATTTACAGCCATAGTCCTATACTCCTATTAGATGCCAGCAAGAGCGCGCTGCATTGAGTTATTAAACCCAACAACGATCTTGTTGTATGCTGTGGTGGAATCATTGCCGTTTACGGAAGCAAGTGGGCTGGTAGCACCAGGCACATAGTTCGCAAGAGCAATAATGCGGAAAGGCAAATAGTTGTTGGAAGCAGAACCAGCGCCTGAGTTTGCAATCAGCGAGTACTGATCAGCAAAGAAAGTCGATAGACCATTGGCAGTGTTGCCGTTAGCTTCACCAGTTGATGTGTAGTCGTTGTAGTTGAACGAGATGTTCTGACCAACGTTTGCAAGACCAACTGCGGTGGCAGTGGTGTTGGAGTTTGCAGTTTGCACAATGAACTGAGCATTCGGATCAGTAACAACATATGCAGTCACATCGCCGTTGGAGCCAGAGCCAGGCCAGTAGTTGTTAAAGTTCGGATACTTGATTGCTGTACCAAGGTACTTGCAGCCAGCGAACACACCAGCGATTGGCACATACACGGTAACAGTACCAGAAGCGGTCGAAGTGGCGCTTGGGGTCTGTGGGCCGTAGGAAGCGCACACAGCAGTCGTGGTAGAAGCCGAAGTCACCTGATAGGTGCCGTTCAGGTTTACGCCAGATGCAGTGGTTGAGCCAGTGATGGTGATGACCGAGCCAACTGGGGGTGCCCACGAAGAAGGTAAGTTACCAGAGGTCGATGTGCCAGCCGAGAAAGTCACGGTCAGCGTACCAGCGGCGCTGGTAGTGAGGGCGGTTGCAGCAACAGTCAAAGTGACTGGGCCGTAAGCCTGAGTGATGTAGCCAGTGCCTATACCAGTGGTATTGGTTGCCTGTACTACGGGATCACCGAAGAAAATTGGAGTCGTATTGCCGGAAGCGATAGCAAGCTGAGTCTGCTCGTAAGTTGGAGCCGAACCTGTGCCCTGATACTGCGAAAAACCGTTGGGCGCAAAAATGTTGGCCATGACGGGATTCTCCTTTCAGAGAGTTTCCATCATCGCGCACCTGGGGCGAATCTATGAAACGGGAAAAATCGGTTTATCTTCTACACCTGGAGAAGAATGTTTTTACAATAATCATAAAAATAAATTGTTGTCAAACAAAAAAAAGGCCGCCTTAAAAAAGGCGACCAGCTGGTAGTGTGGATATTAAGCACATAAATACTACCAAACACACTAAAAGGCGTCAAGCATTATTCTTCAGGAATAATCAATGGCTCATAGCTTTTGCCAACCTTAGCACGAATGCGTGAATCAGCGCGGCCAGCAAACAAAGGCTCGCTTGCTTTAAGCTGCTGCTCTTTATGAGTAACCTCATTACGGGCTT